TATTTATTTATTTATCTTGGGTCAAACTCCGCTAAATCAAATCCGTCTAAACTATCTTCATTAGACTCAAATCTTTGAGGAGGTAAATTATTTTTTCGTTGGTTAATTAGTTTTGATTGTTCTGAATTCTGCTGACTTATTCTGCCTGACTTAGCTTCCTCTCTACCTGCTTCTCTTGTTGCTAAAGCCTCAGCATCCATTCCGTTAAGCTGTTGGTTATAGCTAAACTCTTCAGCCATAAGCATACTTTTTAGTTGAGCCTGATTCTTCATCTTCTCTATTTCAAAAGCTATCTCTGCCTGCTTCATCTGCATTTTAGCCTGCATCTCTGATTGAGATTTTTGCATTGCTGTTTGTGCGGCCATTTGCTGGGACTTTAACTGTGAAGCTGCTTGCATCTGCTGTTGAAGCATTGCCTGCTTTTCATCACGTTCTTGCTTTTGTTTTCTTTTTACTTTAAGAAGTTGATTTGCCAGCTTAATATTTCTTAACTCTCTAATGTCAATTGCATCCTCAAGGTTTATATCTCCTTTAGAAAGTGCCATTTGAATATTCTGTTCAAGCTGAGCCTGCTGTTCTTCATCAGGTGATACTTCAATAAAGATACCAAAGTCATATATGTACAAATCAGAGATGTCATTAAGTATACTAACATTGTACTTCCCTATTTTATTAATAAAGTCTTCTTTAAAATCAGAATACTCTAGTATATCTGCAACCCTATAAGTTAAAGCTTCAGCCATAGTTCTATAGATATATAAACTTCCCTGAAGTATATGCCTTGTTGCTGTATTAGAATTAAGAGCAGCTAACTTCTGTAAACCAACTAATGAATTAGGGTCAGGCGTTGAGCCGTCTCTAGCTTCATTTAAACCAGTCACAGTTCTAATCATATTAAGATAATGATTATAGTTTGTAATAAGCATTTGAGTTTTTCCAGAACCACTATTAGAAGTAAGCTGCTGAATAGGAACTCTAGCTTGATTAAAGTCACCGTCCTGAGTGTAGCTTCTACCTATAACACTACCAGTTTGGAAGTATAAACGCAAAGCGTCTTCAGGATTATAAGCCGCACCTGTACCTAAGTCAACTTCATTTAATCCATCAGCGTCAATAAAGACTCCGTCTGGAACAACTCTAGCTATAACCTGCTGTAGTTTTAAATGAGTTATTTGAATTAAATCAGTAAAAGGAATCATTCTTCTAACTAAAGATTCAATAACACCTTTATACATACGTGGAGCTGTAGCTACATAATTTGGAAGTGCGTGTTGAGAAGATGACTGAGGTCTTACCATATTCCTGGCCAGTTCCCATTTTATAATTATATCAGTTCCCATTACCATTATTCCATCATACCAAACATCTATTGTTTTAGATACCTTTTCAAACTTGCCATCCTCCATCATTTCCGAAGGGGGGTTAAATTGGTCATCTTTTTCAATCATTCTAACAGAACCACTATCTGAAACCTTTTTCTTATAAACCATTTTCTTTGTGGTCTTATAATTAAAGTACAGAAGTGTAACTGTGTCTCTAAAGAATATGTCATTCTGCTGCATCTGTGCAACGTTGTAATAGTCGTACCAGCTTTGACTATACTTAGATATAGTTTCTAAATCTTCATTAGTTAAGTCTTGGTCTATTTTAAGAAGCTCTGTAATTGGGACTGTTTTTACTTCTCCCCAATAAAAGCAATCTTTAAAATGAGGGTCTTCAGTATAGCTGTATACTATGTTCGCAGGGTCAACGTATGAAACCTCAACACCTGAACCTGGTAAGAACTCATGCTTTGCACACCCTATTCCTAAAACAGTTAAATCATAGTCAACTCTTTTTTTAACATCAAAATAATGATTCTCTTGAAACATTGTGTCGATAGCCTCTTCTTCTGCAATTTCAATAGCAGGCTTATAATTAAGCTGCATATACAATGTAAGCTCTTCGTCATTTTCTGGAAGTGAGTCAGGGTCCATTGTAAAAGGGTCTGTCCCTGTCATTTCCTGTATGTCCATTAGGATTTCCTTTCCAGCCATTTGACTTTCAATCATATCCTGATACTTAGTTCTCTTCCCTTGGGATAGAGCGTCTTGAGCATAAGCTTTTACTTTGAAAAGTCTGTCTGCCATACCGTTGACTACAATGTCCACAAACTTTGGTATAATTGGAACAGGAGTCCAGTCTAAATTTAGATAAGACAAATCTCCATCTACAGCTAATTCGTTTTTATATTTTGCTACTGACTGCTCACCTCTAGCATATAAACGCAGTCTATGAAAATCTCTCCATTGGTTATAGAATCTACATCCACTGCCGTCTTTCTTAAACCACTCATACTGTATTGCTTGCCCTATCTGTAAGCCAAACTCATCAGTGGCTTTATCAGCGTCTGATACAAATTGACTAGGAAAGCCTACAGATGAAATATTAATTTTAACTTCCTTCATCTATCTAATTAAATCGCTTGTTATTCCCTTATTGGTGTACCTTGCAAAGTTAACTGAAATTTTTGAGCTTTTCTTTTCAGGTGTATATAAATGTTTTTGACAAGCCATTATAGCTAAACCGCTACTAATAGATGCGTCAAACTTAGTTCTGTTGTTAATATCAAACTTAGCCCAATCATTTAATGTTCTAGTAAAAGGCATTGTTCCCATAAGGTCAGCGTCTCTGAAAGTGCTCTCCATATCTAATCCAATGTTCTTTTCTATATACGACTCTATAGCCGCAGCATGAGCCTGTTTAATGTCTTCACTTGAATTTGGAATACCTCCTAACTCTTTTTCTGTTCGTGATAATTTGTTATATTGCTTATCAGGTCTATTCACGCTAAAACCTCTATACCCTCTGTTTTTAAAATGATATAATAAACGAGGCTTATTGTTCTCAATAAGTATAGGCATGCCATAAAAAACACAAGCCATAAGGACTTCCTCAAAAAATATTTCTGCTGTTTGAGGCCTAGCTATATACTGTAAAAAAAACTCATTACTAGGAGCTTCGTCCATGTTAAATTTAGTTAACCCATGAAGTGCTCCGTTTGAACCTCTGTTGCCTACAGTACCAGAGATGTCATAACTATCACATCCAAATGCTCCTAGATGTTCGTTGCCTGGCAGGAATCTTCCATTTCTTTTTAAAACATTGTTTTGTAAATTCTTTCCAGGAGTCCAAGACACCATAAACCTACCATCTTTATTTGGTGTAAAAATAACAGATGAATCTTTTATTCCATCTTTCCAAGAAAAAGAGCCTTGTGTTAAATGCTGCTCTCTAATCATGGAGTCGTTATAGTCAATCTGTTGATATATCTTTGTTAAATTAAAAAGACTTTGTTTGCTTTCATCTCTGAACGCATGAGACTCTGTACGTGGGAATTGTCTGTAAAATTCATTAAGTGCATCTGCGTCACTTTTTAAAGAGTCAACTTCATTCTCCCAATAATCAACTGCTCCTTGAGATATCATTTCTCCATCCACTCCTAAGATAGGTTTATTAGGAGTTCTAAGAACAGGCATTCCATACCTATCTATAAAACCTTCCATGTTCATTTCCATAGGAATAAACAGTGAATACAATCCGCTTTTAGTTTGACCATTGGAGTTTCTTAACTTCACATCAGAGTCTTCATAAAGCTTTTTAAAGTTATCACCCCCCTTACTTAAAGCGTTGGAAGTAGAGCCCATCATGCATTTGCCTATAATTTTACTACCTAATCTCAAACAAGTCTTAGTTACCCTCCAGTTATTTAATATGTTATTTGGCTTGAGCCACTTTCCACTTTCATCGTGGATTAATAACAAAAGCTTTTCACCATCATAAGAGTTATCATCGGTATTCTTCCAGTCAATTGTTGTGTCTAAGCCAAGCATCTCATTTTTGTCCTGTTCAAACATGTTCTTCTTTGTTATCTTAGAAGCTGGAACTCTAAACGCTAGTTCTGTCTTAGGCTTATCCATTCCATCCTGAATAGGTTTAAAGAAAAAAGGCAGCCTATTTGCTATTGGCACAACTTTGTCTGTAAACATTTTTTTTGCATCCGAACCAGTCTTAGATAATATTCCAACCCTTGAATCTTTAGCAAGCGTTCCTATATTTACCCCTTCGTTTGAGCTCATATATGAAAATCCTGAACGTCTAATCTTTAAATAGTCTTGACCGAAGCTTCTTTTGTCAGCTTTACACGCCTCCCAGTGTAGCCATAATATTCTGTTAGCCTCTCTGAAGTCAGGATATCCTATGTCTATACTAGCCCATTGAAGATACATGTAGTGAGAACCTGTGACGTATGTTGGAATGCCTTTATTCATGAACCAATAGCCAAACTCTCTATTGTCAAACTCGTTTTCAATATAATCTACCCAACTGCTCTTAAACTCAGAAGGCATTTCATTCCATTGAAATATAGATTGAATCTTACTTAAAGGCTTTGGTATGTCAATTCTTTCCCAATACTGATTCTCCTTGCTTTTACTTCTAGAATAAATCTTTTTTGGACACTTAGGCAGTGCTATAATTAAACCCTGTATATTAATTATGTTTTCAATTTCTCCTGTTTTTGAAATTATAACCAAATCATATTTCTCGTCATACCCATACTTCCAACTTTTATTTTTGTTCTTGTTGGTGAGTACGGCTTTAGGTACGTAATCTTGTACGTCCTTATATAATACGTTATCTTGACCTTCGTTCTGCAAACCCTTGTTTTGTATCTACTTTGTTATTACTTTCTGCTAAATCTAAAGCCTCTTTTTCTAACTCTATTCTGCTTAGTATTTCAAACGCATCAAATATTGCTAGTTTTTTTGTAGCCGCTGCATTCTTTAACCTGTCTGCAGAAATATCATCTTCTGGGTCAGGCTTTATAATATCTTCTTTAGCGACCTTTATTAGCTGCTCTACAGCCTTTCTGGCAGCAGATATAATATCAAGTTTCATTTCTTTATTTGACTTCATAGAATCATTGTGATTTGGTGGTCAAACATACGATAAAGTTTTTCTCCATCTACCTCAAACTCATACTCGCTGTCAGGCTTAAAAGATATTAAGTCTCCTTTATTAACGCCTTGCTTAATTAAGTTTTCATTAGGAATCTTAACTATGCCAACTAAAGGTTCTTCGTTTGTGTTTTTAAATATAACAGATTTTTTTGTTTCAACAGGCTTAATGTAGCAGTATCTGTCGTGCGCATGCCAAACATCATTTTTCTTATACATAAAGAACTGCTCATTGTCTACTAAAAACAGGTTGTCTTTTAGAAAACTCTTTCCGCTTTTTCTTCTTCCTTGAATATCATTATAAAACTTAAAGACATTGTGGTGTACCAATAAGGTATCTCCTATTTCTATAGGTCCACAATAGTTTATAGGCAAAGACTTTACGTCTGCATACCTATTAGAGTACCTAACATCTTCCTCGGAGGAACTTACTAAAAAATCAATACCCCCAATATTTTTAGTATTGGAGTATCGTTTATCTTCTCTTGGTGTGACTATAAAGTCTGTTGGTGATTTCAAAAGTTTATGTTGTATTCAATGGACACAGGCATAGCAGAGCTAAATTCCTTCCAAAGAATAACAACATCATTGTCTTCTATGTATATTTTATAGGACTGTAGTTCAGAGTCATACTTTATTAAATGAATCTTATGTGTTCCACTAAGAACATCTTGCCCTACTAAATAATGCATAGCCCCAGACTTATAGTCTGGGCCAACTGATATTTTTCTTATATCCATTATATTTAATTTTATTTATTATTATTATGCGTCTCTAGCGAATCTAATGTAGCTTAGTCGTGCCTCTACTGGTCCTCCTTGCGCAATACCAACTTCCCCATAACCATTGCTGCCAGTGTCATATATAGTGATGTGACTCGCTTGTGTTTCTTTTGCCCATATCTGTGTGGCAGTTCCAATGTTTTGTGGCAGCCAAGCAAGTTCAGTAAGTTGTGGTAGATATTGCGCAAAAGAATTAGCATTAATATCTAATCCACTATCTCCCCAGAAACTTGTATTAGTTATGTTACCCCAATTCCCAGGATTCTCTAAGTATGTATTTTGATTTGGTGCATTAGGATTACATGGAGTAGTTGTAAGAGTAGTCCAATCTGAAAAAGATGCAACTCTAGTAAACCCTGCTGGTGGGTTTACAGCTTGCGATGCCCAATAATTATATAAGAGTCCGTAACCATTAGTGGGGTCATATTGATAATAAACCGCACAAGGCTGACTATTAGTATGATACGAAAGGAACTCGGTGTAATTAGTAGCAATAGGAATATCTGCTCCTGATGTTGATACTTCAGTTGAATTCTCGTCAGTAAATACTATCCCACAAATTGTTGGTTCTGGTCCAACTGCAGCTATTTCTCCACTTAAAGTGGTAGTAGTGGTGGCTGGACTAAAGGGAGAAAAGTTCCCAGTGTTTGTAAAACTTCCACCTCCTGAAATAAATGTGTATCCTGGGTTAGCAGTAGCTATAGTATCAAAATTCCAACTAGTTCCATCCAATCCTGTTTGAATTGTCCCAGCTAAGTCTCCTGTAATAGTGTATCCTGCAGCTGGGCCAGAAATAATATTGTTTATCGCCAAAGTAACAGAATAGGCTTGCGCTGGGTCTTGCTGAATTTCTCCAGTCAATACTCCGTTAGCTATTCCTCCTCCAGCAGGTATTACTCCGCTTGGGTTAGTAGATGTGAACGCAGTAACTAAGCTGTATCCTGGGTTTAATTGAAGTCCAGTAGAGAAGCTATAAGGAGTAACAAGTCCTGTTCCTGTTTGAGTTGCACCATCTAAGTCTCCTGTAAGATTGTATCCTGCAGCTGGGCCAATAATATTATTTTCAATATCGTATGTTATTGTGCTATTAGCACCTGCTATTGATTCTTCAAAATATAAACAAATCGCAAGCTCACCATCATTTGGTCCTACAACACCTGTCTCTACTCCTACTACAGCAGTGTTTGCAAACTGGTTAATTGTAATTCCGAATGATGAAACATCTGCTTGACCTGCAGCGTATGTGCCAGAATCAAATCCGTCTAGTCTAAATAAATCTCCAGAAAGATTTAGTGGATTGTAATTACCTATAGTAGATGACAATCCATCTGGTATTGTTCCAATGGTAAAACCTATGCTATCTCCAGCAGGTATATTTAAAGGAGAACTTCCCATCCATACCCAAGTAACAAGTTTTAACTTAAGTGGCAATGGTGTTCTCCATAAAGGAATTTGAGTAGGTTGAGTAACATTAGATGTCCACTCCATAAAGTCATACCCTTGAGTCTGACTTCCTAGGTTATTTATTAAACCAGTCATTATAAATGTTGGAGTAACTACGTCAGGAGTTTCAATGACCCTTCCGTTAGCATCAACAGATAAATTATAAGTTGCAGTACCTGCTACCTGACCAGCTCCATATGTGTTTAGCTTAAGTTCTCCGTCTTTTCTAATTTCTAAAGCGTTAGAGTCAAATCCTGGACCTGTTCCGTTTCCTATTATAAATAAGTTGTCTGTTGTATTCCATGAGTTTACACTTCCTGGACCTACAACTGAATTGTAAGAACCTAGAACTGTTTGTCTAAAGTCTGTAACCTCTAGTCCAGAACCGAATGCGTAAGCAAAGCTTCCTGTTAATGAGTTATCTAATCCAATACCTGTTGACCTTTGAAGCAGATGAAAACGCTGTATTTGTAATTCCAATTAACGTTGACTCAGATGAGTCTGTAAGGTTTCCTGAACCAAATATATAACTTAAAACTCCTACAGATTCGTTTCCTGTTCCAATAGATACTGATTGTATCCCTGAAGCTGTATTTGGTTGCCCCCCTATAGATATAGAGTCTTGAGCAGATGCTTCTTGACTATTACCAATTGTTACTGAGCGAAGTCCTGATGATATATTTCCTTTACCAAATGAGGATGAATCAATTCCACTTGCTGTAGATTGATTACCAATCGCTGTAGATTGGTCGCCACTAGCTGTTGTTTGACTTCCCATTGCTGTAGAAGATTGCCCACTCGATTCTGTTGAAAGTCCTGACGAAAAAGATGCAGCACCACTTGCTTTTGTTGTATTATTTAATGCTGTAGAGTAATTACCACTTGCTGTTGTGTTTGCTCCCATTGCTACAGAACCCTCTCCTGAAGCTTCAGTTTGTAAACCTATTGTTGTAGAGTAATTACCACTTGCTTCTGTTAGAGTTCCTGTTGCTAAAGATTGACTACCACTTGCTTCTGAATTAACTCCAATCGCTATAGAGGCATTTCCACTTGCTTCTGCGCCATCTCCTATTGCAAAAGACTTACCTCCACTTGCAATTGTGTTTTGTCCCATTGCGGTAGAGTTATTTCCACTTGCTTCTGTGTTTTGTCCCATTGCAAAAGATTGACTGCCACTTGCAATTGTGTTTTGTCCCATGGCTACAGACCTATTTCCACTTGCTTCTGTGTTACCTCCTATTGATGTAGAAGCATCTCCACTTGCTGTCGTGCCATTTCCTATTGCTAGAATGGCTTCCACTTGCTTCTGTTGAAAGTCCCATTGCGGTAGAGTTATCTCCACTTGCTAATGTTGAAAGTCCCATTGCAAAAGATTGAGCGCTACTTGCTGTTGTGTTTTGTCCCATGGCTACAGACCTACCTCCACTTGCTATTGTATTAAGTCCTGACGCAAAAGATGTACCACCACTAGCTGTTGTGCCATCTCCCATTGACGTAGAAGCATTTCCACTTGCTGTTGTATTTAAACTTAATGCTGTAGAAGCAATTCCAGTAGCTGTTGTGCCATCTCCCATTGCGGTTGCGGCTTCACCATCTGCAACAGTAAGAACACCCATTGCGGTTGCGTTATCGTCATTTGCCTGTGTGCCTCGTCCTAAAGCCACAGACGCATCACCAGAAGCAACTGTATTAAGTCCAAGTGAAATAGAATACGCTCCAGAAGCAAGTGCGTTATCTCCCATGGCTATAGAGCCATTTCCAAATGCAATGGTGTTTAAACCTACTGAAATAGAATTATTTCCATCAGTCTGAGCATTTGTTCCTATGGCAATACTAGCTGTTCCATTGGCGTTTGAGTTATCTCCTAAAGCATTAGAATAATCTCCATCAGCTGTACTAGAGTTGTTGAATATTAAAGATACATTTCCTGCTCCTAGTTTTACTGGAGCATCTCCCAACTCACTATCTGTTGTCCATATAGCTAAGTTCCCTGGAGTCCCCTGACCTGTTAGTACAGAAGAGTTATCAATCTTATCCCAAAATATGTTATCGTTTAAATCTTCAGAAATAATAG